ATAGTTCCCACCCACATACAAAAAAAGGGAAAATTGAAAAGGTTAAAACCCTTGCAGAATAACCTTTTGTCTGTATATTCCGTATTGTTCTAAGTTCCACTGTTGCGGTTATGGTGGATTAGTATAGGATAGGGGGGGTCGGAGGGCTAAAACGGCCTTTTAATTTTTAACGAAGGAGAAGATTATGCCGGGTATACGCAAAAAAAGTGGTGTAGCTGGTCGCAGGAGAAGGGGCGGCCCAGCTGGAAGGGGTCGCGGAACAGCCAGAGGGCCTGCGCCTGTTCCGTTTACAAATCCACCACCAGAACCACCTACACGCACTGTGCCTTCAAAAAGGAAAAAGAAGAGGTAATAGATTATGAGTGAAAGACCAGAGCATACCGTTGAATATCGTTCTATTGATTACTACTCAATGTGCGAAAAGTCCAAGGCAAAGGTAAAGGCTATGCAGGATGCAGGTTTTACGACCATGCATGACCCCAAGTCTACGCCTGAAGAGACTGAGATCCACAATATGGGTGGTATGGGCAGCTATTCTGTCATTATGATGGGCAAGTAATGATTATTGATGTCACCGAGCTTGTCAAAATACGGCAAGCTTTAGAGGATGTTGCCGATCAGTTTAGGATATGCAATCAATTTCTGACGGATTTGTATGACGAAGCCAGACTCGACCACATGGAAAAATCGAAAGCCGACGAAGAAGGAGTTGGCGAGTAATTCATCGGGTGGTAGGCGTAAAGTTGGCAGGCCCAAGGGTGATGCGGCAATTATTAACGAGTACAAAGCTCGTATGTTGTCATCACCTAAGTCTAAAAAGGTGCTGGATACCATATTTGAGGCTGCACTTGACCACGATCACAAGAATCAAGCCGCCGCATGGAAGCTGGTGATGGATCGTATATTGCCTGTAGCCGCATTTGAGAAGGATGTGGTGCAGAGTGGTGGTAAATCTGCTATTCAGATTAACATTACGGGTGTTGGTACAGCCGAGGTATCCGAGCCTGCTATAAAGCAAACCACGATTGATGGGGATTCTGGTGAGATACTTTAAGCTGGACGAGTTTGATTGTCAGGAGACAGGGGAAAACAACATGAACCCTGATTTTCTGGAAAAGCTTGATGAATTACGGCATGAGTGTAAGTTTCCTTTTACAATAACATCAGGCTACCGCGATCCATCTCATAGCCTAGAAGCTAAAAAAGACCACCCAGGCATGCATACTAAAGGCATTGCAGCTGATATATACGTTAGCAATGGCGTAGATCGATACAAAATACTAATTACTGCTTTTAATATGGGTTTTACGGGGATAGGGGTAGCCAAAACCTTTATTCATGTGGATACTCGCACCAGTCAGCCCGTAGTCTGGACATATCAATAATGCTATATACCAAGCACACTAACGTAACAGGCACCTCTGAGGTGGTTTTGTTGACTGTCCCTACGGGGTTTGTGGCCCATATTAGCTATATTCTGGTAGCCAACAACCATGCCTCATCGAATAACTGCTCTATGCACTTTGATGACGGCACAAATGAGCTTCATGTACTAAAAACCAAGGCAATTGCTAGTGATGCTAAGGAAGAGTTCTATCGTGGTGTCTTTGTTTTGCAACCTGGGGATCAAGTTAAAGTGCAAACAAGTGGTTCTGGTGACGTAGAGTTTGCTATTACCTTTAACCTTATGGAAGCTCCTGCAACCTTTGTGAACTTTTCGTGACTCCTGACCAGCTAAATGCATGGCGATTAATACCACGACTGTTAATGCTGGCAATGTTGGTCATGACCTATCGGGTTGTGGAGTGGTTTATGTCGTTGCCTGACCCTAATCCTGAACAAGCGGCTTTGGTTAGTGTAATGACTGGCGCTCTTACTGGTGCATTTGGGCTATTTCTGGGCAAAAAAGAGTGACTTTGTATCATTATAAGGCAAAGGTTCGCAGGGTTATTGATGGTGATTCTGTTGTTTGTGATATTGATTTGGGATTTGGAATAATACTAAAAGAGCGAAATGTAAGGCTTTTTGGTGTAGATACTTGCGAGCTTAGATCTAAAAATCCTGCAGTAAAACATTTTGCTAAATTAGCAAAAGAATTTGTAAGAAGTCAGCTTCCAAGGGGCATGGATGTTGTTTTGTCAACACATATTGATAAGAATGATAAGTTTGGCAGAGTTCTTGCAGAGGTTATAATGCCTAGTGGAGACTTGCTTACAAACAGAATAATTGATGAGCGTTGGGGTGTAAGGTATTTTGGCAGATCAAAAGATGATCTTTTAGAGGCGCACAGAAAAAACTGGCTGTATCACCGTGATAAGGGCAATATTGGCCCCAAAATGCTGGATAGCTTTCTAGATGGCTGACCTAAACGTACAGCTATTGCCGTGGCAACAGGATGTATATTCTGATCCTACGCGGTTTAAGGTAGTTGCTGCAGGCCGACGTACAGGCAAATCTAGACTTGCCGCATGGCTATTGATTATTAATGGTCTTCAGGCTGACAAAGGCCATGTATTTTATGTAGCTCCAACCCAAGGGCAGGCCAGAGACATTATGTGGCAAACCCTTCTGGAGTTAGGTCATCCAGTTATATCAGGCTCCCACATTAATAACCTTCAGATTAAGCTGATTAATGGTGCAACTATTAGTCTAAAAGGTGCAGATCGCCCCGAAACGATGCGTGGTGTGTCGTTAAAGTACCTTGTAATGGACGAATATGCAGATATGAAGCCTGATGTATGGGAGCAGATACTGCGCCCAGCACTGGCTGACCAGAAGGGTGAGGCATTGTTTATAGGCACTCCCATGGGGCGCAACCATTTTTACGAGCTTTACAAGTATGCAGAGCTTGGTGAGGATGAAACCTACAAGGGTTGGCACTTTAGTAGCTATGACAACCCAATATTGGACTCTGCAGAGATTGATATAGCGAAGAAATCCATGTCTAGTTATGCGTTTCGCCAGGAGTTTATGGCCTCATTTGAGGCTAGAGGCTCTGAAATGTTTAAAGAAGACTGGGTTAGGCTCGGTGAGGACAATAATGATGGCGATTATTACATAGCTATTGACCTTGCTGGTTTTGAAGACGTTAATAAGAAGCGAACAAAGAATACAAACTTAGATGAAACAGCTATTGCAGTGGTAAAAGTTGGTGCAGATGGCTGGTTTGTAGAGAATATTATTCATGGGCGGTGGGAACTGAACGAAACCGCCATGAAAATCTTTCAGGCGGTGCGGGATTATCGCCCTGTTAGTGTGGGTATTGAAAAAGGCATTGCAAAACAAGCTGTAATGTCGCCTTTGACAGACTTGATGAAGCGATATGGAATGTTTTTCCGTGTTGAAGAGCTAACGCATGGCAACAAGAAGAAAACAGACAGGGTTATGTGGGCGTTGCAAGGGCGATTTGAAAACGGTTATGTTACGTTAAACAAAGGAGAGTGGAATAATCGGTTTCTTGATCAATTGTTTCAGTTTCCAGATGCTTTAACGCATGATGATTTGGTAGATGCACTAGCATACATAGATCAATTGGCTCAGGTAGCATACGACTACGAATACGAAATTGACGACCACGAAATTTTAGATGTGGTATCGGGATACTAATATGGCAGAAGAGATTTACAGCCCAGACCCCATGATGATTCAACAGTCACTTAGTGAGTGGGTTATAACAAAGTGCGAAAGCTGGCGGGATTACTATGAATCAAACTATGAAGACCGTTTTGAAGAGTACTATCGGCTATGGCGTGGACAATGGAACCCAGAAGATTCCCAGCGGGCATCAGAGCGGTCTAGGATTATTAGTCCCGCACTACAGCAGGCTGTTGAGTCGAATGTCGCGGAGTTGGAGGAGGCGACTTTTGGTCGCGGAAAGTGGTTTGATATTGCTGATGATTTCACTGATGGTCAAAGGCAAGATGTTTTGTATTTACGCAAGAAACTCAATGAAGACTTTGAGGCCTGTCAGGTCAGAAAGGCTGTTGCCGAATGCCTTATTAATGCGGCTGTCTTTGGAACTGGCATCGGTGAAGTGGTTATTGAGGAAATTAAAGAGATGGCTCCAGCGTCAGAGCCAATCATGGGTGGTGACCTTCAAGCGGTTGGTGTGAATGTAACAGATC